TGGCAAAAAGCAAGGTCAAATAATGAGCCTTTATGACAAAGGCAAAATTGTTGACAGTGTGTGTATGTCACTGATTATGAGAGCGCTTGATAAAGACGGCAATGCAATATGGAGGCCAGCAGAACTTCAAGAAATGCTGCGTGAATATGACATCGAGGTTGTATCAAGAGTGGTTGAGCAAATTGCAGATAGCGAGGCAACGGTAGATGATGCAAAAAAGCAATAAAGCAAGATCACGATCTGCACTTTTGTTTGCAGTTGGGCGAAGCGTTACACAAATCGCTCGAAGAGGTAATGGAGTTGTCAACGACAGAACTTGTCGCATGGGCAGCTTACTTTGACTTAAAAAGGAACAGTAAAAATGGCTAATGCCGCAACAGCAAAGTATGTAATACGATTAGAAGATAAAACTAAGCGCGCTTTTAAAGCGATTGGCAGATCTCTAAAATCAGTTACAAAATCTATTTTCTCTATGAAAGCTGGATTAATATCTGCTGCGGGTATTGCTGGACTTGGTTTTTTAGTTAAGCGTTCAATGAACGCAACAGACGAAATGGCCAAGATGTCGCGTGCTATTGGCGTTAGTGTTGAAGAGTTAAGTCAATTACGTCATGCTGCTTCATTAGGCGGCCTTGAGGCAACACAGCTTGATAAAGCCGTTCAAAAGTTAGCTATTAACATGGCTGATATGTCAAGAGGCGTTGGTCTTGCTAAAGACGTTTTTGAAAAGCATAACATTAGTGTAAACAATGCTGATGGCAGTTTGCGAACTGTTATGGCAGTCATGAGTGATGTTGCTGATGTCACTGCTGGCATGACTAATGAAACTGAGAAAGCTGATCTTGCTTATAAGCTATTTGGCGCACGCGGCGCTAAGATGATCAATATGCTTAATGGTGGATCAGAGGCTATGCGCGAGGCCATGAAAGAAGCAGAGCGTTTAGGTTTAGTGATGTCTGATGAAACCGCCAAAGGTGTAGAAGATGCTAATGATGCGATTACAAGACTTGGTTCATTTTTAACCTCTTCATTTACCAGAGGCGTAGCAGAGCTTGCACCAGCTATTGAAAGAGTTACAGAAGCAATCATGTCATGGATTGGCATAAAGGTTGAAGATGCTGGCGGCATTGGTGAAATTGCAAAGCAAATGGCAAATGCCATTATTGATGCTACTGTGAGTATTTTGATTGCACTTGAAAATGCGGGTAATGGCATTATTGAGTTTGTTAATAAAATTAAAAATTTTGTAGGTATGGGGCAACGGCCATTAAAAGAAGTTGTCGCTGAAATTAATAGAGTGCAAGAGTCTTATCATAATTTCTTAAATGGTCAAGTTACTGCTGGAGATGTTTTACAAGATATAGCCTCAAAATTTTTAAATGTTGCGGATGCTACTGGTTATTACACTGATATGCTTGATGAGTTAAACGCAGAAAAAAAACTAGTAGAGCAATCTTCTAAAAAAATATTTAAGTTAGATTTATCTTGGCTTAGAAACACCATTGCTGGAACTGGACATTTAATCAACACAACAGATGAGCTTACTGAGAGTAAAGAAAAATTAGCAGAAGTAACAAAAAAAGCGGCAGATCCAACAACATGGGATCACGTTACAAAAGGTTTTGAGTCATATAAACAAAGCGTGCAAACTGGCGCACAGTTTATTGCCAACACAACAGGTAAATTATTTCAAGGTGTTGAAGATGCCATTATGGGAATGATCACTGGTGTTAAGTTTAGCTGGAAAGGTTTATTTAAAGCGATTATGGCTGATCTGATTCGCATCCAAGTTAAAAAAGCCATATTAGGCGTTGCCACATCTATTTTTGGATTTGCAGCTGGAGGGCGTCCGCCAGTGGGTAGACCATCGATTGTAGGAGAGCGGGGCGCTGAACTGTTTGTACCAGATAGTGCGGGTACGATTATTCCTAATCATGAGCTTGGCGGATCTTCTCATACAACCGCTGAAATTAACTTTAATGTGCAAGCCATCGATGCAGCCAGCTTTAATACTTATTTAGTCAATAACCGCGACACCATTGAGTCGGTGATTAACAATTCTCTACTGACAAATGGATCAGTGAGAAGAACAATTCAGATGGTCGGCTGATGAATAATATAACCTCTACGATACTAGCCAATCACAACAACATTAAAGTTGAGGAATGGACTAAACAAGGCTCTGCATTAGAGTTTAATAATGGCAATAACCAGCGCATTGTCAGAAACAGTGTTCCAGCGATTGAAATGGATATTAGCTATAACGGCTTAACTAAGAGTGAGTTTGATGCCCTAGTCACCATTTATGAAGCTAATCACGCCTCTACGGTGATTATTGATGCAGATGATATTCATGATCTAAGAGATACATCAATTGGTCTTAATGCCTCAGTTTGGGCGTTTAAAGAGTTTAAATTTAACGTAGTTGCGCCGCAAGTCTACAGCGGCCAGATCAAAATGATCACTTCGGTTTTTTTTAACTACACTGCATATCAAAACGAGTTTTCACAAAGCTCTAGTTACTCTCCAGTGACTTCTAGTGATACTTCTTTTACAACCGTTTTAAATTCAGCGCAGCCAAACAAAATTGTTTTTGAATATACAACAAACATTAATGGTTCTAATATTGGCAATTCAGCGAGGCATTTAGCCGATAAAGGCGGCCTTCGAAAAGTCTGGGAACTCAACTGGCATTTATCAGAAAGTGAGTTTTTAACACTGCTGACTTTTTATCGCAAAAAGGGCGGCATTATGGGGCAGTTTGGAATGCCACCAGAAGGCGCAAATGGATTAGGATCTGGCACTAAAACCAATGCTGGATTTATGGAAGATAGTTTTAAATTTGAGCGCCTGTTAGACAATCGTTACGTCTGCAAGGCTAAGATTGTGGAGTTGTTATGAGTAAGACAGTAACAACCAATGTTAGAAATGATGAGCAGATGGGCATGATCCATCTCTTTGAGTTCGATATGTACACCCTTGCTGGATCTTTTGATGAAACTTTGCGCTTTACAGATCATGACGTGTTTGTCTATGACGGCACTAATGAGTACACGCCATTATCAATTACATTTGATCGTTTAACTGAAGATTTTACAATGGCAAGTGATACTATTAATGTCACCATTGATAACATTAATGAAGAGCTAACAGCCACTGCACTGGCTAAAGAGTGGCGTAACAATAGAGCCAAAATTGAGCGCGTTCTTATTACGCCGCCAAGCGAAACAGTAGACAGTCAATCTTATGATTACGGTATCAGTGAAAACTCCTCAGTTGCTTATCCTAGATTAGAGATTTCTGGACTGACTAAAGATAGCTATGTTTTATTTGAAGGTGTGATTGATACCTTTAGTGCAACCACAAAAACATTTACAGCACAACTAACGACTAAGTTTACTTTTTGGCAATCGCCATACCCGACACGAACATTTAATCAGAACGAATTTACGTCAATTGTTGATGCCATTAGCGAGGTGATTTACTGGGGGCATCAAAAGACGATTTAAGATGAAAAAAAATTGCTTTACAGAAACCATTAGCTATTTAGATCAAAAATACGATTTGCCGCAAGTTTGGGGCAAGTGGACTTGGAATGATTTGGAAGCCTTTGTAAAGCATCAAAATAAGTTTTTAGCACGCAAAGATCATATTGGTTTTTTTAGTAGCTTTTGTCAAAGAGTTAAAAGCGCACAAGCTGATGATGTCATTTTGTGGGATCGCGGCGTTGGCGTTTGTATTAATCAGTTTTTTTACTGGACATATGATCATATTGAAAAAGCAGTCGTGACTAGACGCATTGAAAATGATGCAATACTAATGAGGCTTAACAATGAGTAATGTCATAAAACCAATTGTTGGTATTGCTGCCATTGTCTTTGCACCAACATTAGCGCCAGTCTTATTATCAAGCGTTGGCATTGCCGCTACAGCGGGAGCAGTAGCTGTTGCAACAGCGGGTGTGGTACTCGTTGGCGCATCACTAGTTGGATCATCAACCAGTGATTCAATGGCCAGTGCGGTTGATACGGCTTCTGTTGAGGGTTATGCGGGTGCAAAACTACAAACTATTAAATCCAATACTGCACCAGTTGCGCAAATTTACGGCAAGCATAAAATGGCTGGCAACATAATATTCCAAGACACCAACTCGTATAAAAATAGCGATGACACCGCTAAGGGTTACAACCGCGATTATTGGGCGGTTATTGTATTAGCTGGGCATGAGCTTGAAGATATTAATTATATGTATGCTGGTGAAGATACGATGACTTTAGTGACAAACACAACTGCTACATGGGAAACTGAATATGTCCACATTAGACACTTAGATGCTGTCAGCAGTACACGAAATATACAAGCCCAAACTTGGCCACTAAGCGGTACTCAGGGTGACACTGCTACTGGGAGCACTATAGGTTTACCGTCAGTTGTTATACCAGCTAATACAGCGATTTTACTGGTTCATCAAGTGTTTGATGCAGAGAATAATAAGAACACAGCACTAGCGGCAATTACGGCTGAAGTTGAAGGCAAGAAAATACGCACCATTACCAATGCAACAACTATATCCAGTTCATTAACTTATTCCACTAATCCAGCAGAAATTTTATTAGATCTTTTAACAACAGGCCTTGATATTGCTGATGCGGATATTGATATTGCAACTTTTTACCAAGCAAAAACAGACTGCACCGCTAATTCTTGGACGTGCAATATAGCATTAATGCAACAGGCTAATATACAAAGCATTATTTCTGATGTACTAGCCACCTGTCGCGGCAAAATTTTCCATAGTGAAAGCAAATGGAAATTTAAGATTGATACGAAATCTCAAAGCCTTGCTGATACATTAACTAATGATGATGTGCTGGGTAATAGTTTATCTATATCAATGGCGGGAAGTAGCACTATAGCCAATAAAATGATCCTTAAATACGTCAACCCTAGCGATGAATGGCTTAGTGCTGAAAGTGTTAAAGAAGATAGTACGCTACAAACTTATGACGGCCAAACAGTACAAAAAATATTAGATATAAAAGGCATTACCAGTGCGACACATGCCGCTCAAATTTCAGAAATAGCACTGAACTCACTGCGATATTCTGAAGATGCTTCTGGCAATCGCGTTAAGCAAACACCGCTGGCTATTAGTTTTGCAACCAGCGTTAAAAATGCACATTTAGAGGTAGGTGATGTTATCGCTTTAAACCATACGTTGTTAGATCGTGTGCGTGAGTTTTTAATACTTGCAACGATGACGGATCAATCGGGCGTGATTCAAATATCAGCACGCGAATATTGCGAAACACATTTTAAAAATTCATCTGGAAGTTATTTAATTTAAGGAAATATATATGGCTTATTACGACTCAATCAATTTAGTAAAAGGGGATGACCTGCCAGCTCTGGAAATCGTGTTACGAGATTCCAATAAGACTTTAAGCGGACAGACTTATGATATAGGTGATCCGACTACATGGGATACGCTAGATCTGACAAACGTGACTGCGGTTCGTATGAAGTATAGAAAGATTGACTCATCTACACTAGTCGATACCATTACATTTTCTCGCATACAACCCTATACAGGCGGTAAGGTTGTTATGGATTGGGGTTCAACGACATTGGATGATGGCGTAGGCGATTATGAAGGTGAAATAGAAATTGAGTACACCAATGGCAAATTTTTAACTGTCGGTGATAAATTTAAATTTATTGTAAGAGAGCAGTTTTAATGATTAGAGCAACTATCACCATCGTTAAAGCATATGCCGATGTGGACTATGTTAGCGTTTCAGCGGCAGACTATATAATCACGCCAGAAAGTGAATATAAGTTCTATTACGAAACCTTGACTTTGAGTGAAGTTGTAGCTGTTGCGTTAAATAAGTCTTTCTCAGATAGTTTTGTATTTACAGATGTGGCAATCGTAGATATGAGCAAAGGATTATCAGATAGCTTTGCTTTTTCAGATAGCGTTGCTAGAACAGTCACTTATAACCGCGAATTTAGTGATGCTTTCACACTCGATGATATTGCTCAAGTTGACAAGCATATAGGCTCAAATAAGGGCAATATAGCAACGATTACAGATATATTGGGTTATGGCCTTACTAAGCCATTAACAGACACCACAACCCTTTCTGACGTGTTAGCCAGTTTGGTTGCTAAAGTGCTGGCAGACTCATTTAGTTTTTCAGACTTGGCAAGCCTAGATAATGCAAAAGCTTTGTCTGATTCTTACTCATTTAGCGATAGTCAAAACTACAATTTAGGTAAAGGCGAAAGTGATTCTTTTAGCTATGCTGACGAACAAGTGTTCACCCATAGCAAAAGTCTTGCAGATGCTTTCACACTAGACGATACAGCACAGGTTGATAAAAACTGTAATAGCGTAAAAGGAAATGTTTTCTCGATGTCAGATGAAATATCAATATCAAGAATTCAAGGTAGAGCACTAGGAAA